TGGCACACTTTATTCCCCCTCACATATTTGCTGATGCACCTGATGTCGGTGTGCGACAGTTTAAACATGCACCATACTCAAAGTCACCTCTATCAAGTTGCTTCTTACACCCTTTACACTCATAATTCATGTCTCGTACATGTTTGTATCGTAACATTTCCAACTCTTCGGGTGAAAGCCCTCCTTCTGTACGATAATCTGATGTATGATTATCCATTGCTTCTCTTTGTCTTGCCAATGCTTCTTCTTCTTGAGAAGATATTTTCAACAAACTCCAAGCATCTCTAAATGCGGTTTGTCTTGATGTCTTAAAGTAATCAGGATGGTCAGCATCCATAGGTACATGTTGCCTTTTAGGTGCCTCTTCTTCTTCAGCCACATCTTCTTCTTGAGGTTTTAGACCCTGACGAAGATTGCCTTGCTCATCGAATACATCAGGAGTTTTAGGAGGGGTAGTGTGATAATCACTATTATCTCTCATGATATTATTAGATGTAAATGTTTCTTCCTCATCGTGTTCTTCTTCAGGTGCAAACTGACTGTCAATTGCCGCCGCTTCACCTTCAGGGTCAGGCTCGGATAATTTTTCTTCAAGTCTTTGACCTTCAAACGGTACTCTTTCACCTAAAAACTTGAGTCCATGCTCATCAGGATTTTCTAATGCCTGTCTCATAAGTGCTTCTCTTGCTTGAGTGAATTGCTCTCCTGAAGTATCACCGCCAGCCCCTCTTAATGCTTGTGCGGCTTTCTTGTTAGCCCACTGTTGAAGTTTTAATTCTTCACCTTGGTCTGTAAGTACTTTCTGTCTATGAGGTCTAATTGCTTTAATGAGTATTTTTCCCATAGTATTACATCCTTTTACTTTCATCTCGATGGCCTAAGTTATATTCCATTGGTTTATCACACGCACCGCATGTTGCTCTCCACATAAAATGTAGAAAACCACAGTCGGTGCATCTTGTACCTGCACCTATGTTTAGTATATCCCCTATATCACGGTTGCGTTGGCGTTGTTGTTGTGTAACACCCGCTAAAGGCTTGTCTGTGTTACTAACCACATCGCCACCGTACTGATAATCAGCCTTGGTGCCTTGCTTACCCCCTCTGACTACATCAGAGAGGTCTATGTTTCTAACATCGAATGCCATACCTACTCACCTCAAACTGTGTAGGTAAGTAAGAAATAATGATTACCAAGTGATGTAAATGGTTCTACGCTAATGAGTGCGGTTGTACTACCAGCCGATACACCAAGCGCACCAGTACCACCAGTGGCCCTAATGTCTGCTTGTATAAGCGCAGTTGCCGTTCCATCGGACATCATTTTAGGACTGTAGGGGCCGATTACTCGACTACCGTAGCCACTTAATACTGCCAAGGCTTATCACCTCAACGCTGTCCTAAAATCCACCAGCGACCATCTTGTGCATGTGCTACACTTGCCGCACCAAGATTACCATTTCCGAATACTACAAAATTGTTAGTTTCATCAATAGATACCGCTAGACTACCATTGTTTAGAGTAACTGCACTTTGGTCAGGGCCGAGTTTAAAGAGGAACTCATCATCTATCATATCTCCACCAGTCAAAACGCCACCGCCTATGGTAATGGAAGTTGCACTACCAATGGCAGTAATAACTCCAACTCTTTTACCAAGGTCTGTGTAGATTGTTTCTCCTACATTGAAATGTAATCGAGCATCTACAGTCTTGACTGTAACAGCAGTTGCTGCTGCTGCTAAACCAGCACCCATGTTAATTTGAACTCCGGTGTCGTATAGACTTGTTACATGACCACCTGCTGCAAAGACATTAGTTAGTAGTCCATCGAATGATACATCTGTACCACCATCAGTGAAAGTCCCAGTAAGCATGAGCATATCGCCCATTACATGTGTTCGTACATCTATTGTATTACTTGCTGCCATTATTGTTCATCTCCTAATTCTGTTATTGGATTTAAGTGCCCTGCCACGAGTGCAAGTGCCCCTGTCTTAGTGACATAGCCACTGCCTATATCTACATTGTTGTCTGCAAGCCATTGTAAAATGTCTCTTCGACTCCATGTAGGGTCAGGAATACCTTCACGACTATTGGAAGACACTACTTCCTCTTCACCGCTTATCTCAAAGTGTGATAGAGGAAGTGTGTGTCTCCACTCGTTTAACCATTCTTGGGTAACATCTACTACTTTCCCTCTTAACCAAGGGCCGATAGTGTCTGCTCTGCGCCTTTCATAGAAAGGCCCAAGAAATGTTACGGAAGGCACTTAAATCACCCTCAAGCACCGAGTAGTAGCACAGTAACCTGTACTACTTGATTTGCTGATTCGGAATCCAAGACAAGACAAGGTAATGCTCCACCTGTTGCGAGAGGTGCTACTGTTGCATCTGCACCTGCAAGACCTGTGTTAGTCATTGTGATTGTAATGTCCTTTGCTGCTGTTGCCGAAGCATAGCCGACTATTCCGAGAATCTTTGAAGCACCTGCTGAAAACAATAGAGGTTCTACTGTTGCCGCTTGAACCACATTTACTGTAAAAGTAACCATTCTAAGGCTACCGTTAGCGTCTGTGGTGTTAGTATTCTTTGCTTTGAATCCATCAAGTGCGCCCGGATAGGAACCTGCTGCTGCACCGCCGTCAAGCCACGCTGTTTCATCAACGGGTGTACCTTGACGCATATCGACATCTGCAAGGATGTCAACGAGTGTAAAATCACTGTCTGCTACTTTAATGCTAAGATTTTTTTCTGTTGTTGTTGTTGTTGCTACCATAATAAATCATCTCCTATTATTTTATCTCCAAATAACCTCACTTCAAGTCTCGGACTGAACCGTGACCTCCAAAGAAAGTAGTCCATAACTCTCCCATAGTGCGGTACATTCCTTCTTGTCCAAGGCGGTTGATAGCGAATGGGTCGCCAGTTTCAATACCGGACTCAAAGTACTGTGTTGGAATTGCTGTACTAAAGTATAGATAATCTGTGTCAAGGAAGTACATTCTGCTTAGTGTGTCAGTCTGTACATCCTTGGAAGGGATAATTGGTACACCGTTGTATGTTGCTACGATAAATCCAGCCTCAATACCCGGTACACCCTTAACACCGTTATAGGTAGGTGTGACTCTCTTCTCTTCCATGAATCTCTGTTGAGATTGTAGAAGTTGCTGTAGTCTCATCAAAGTGTCATATCCAGTTAGGATAACCTTTGGATTACCACCACGAGTCCAACACTTTTGGAACAGGTCGTCAAGGTGGTCAAGTGAGAGAACACGGTCAGTACCACTGTTCTCATTGTGTTCTGCCAAAGACCATGAGTTTGCGCTTCGGTCAATGGAGTACATATCTTCTGCTGAACCAGCAGCAGCACCAGTAGTTACACGGTCTAATGACTCAAAGTCATTTCCAGCAACAGTAGCCTTGTCTGTAGTTAGCATCTTGTTAATATGTTCAGCGTGGTGCTTACCCATTTCTTCCTTTAGGATAGCACGAATGTCGCCAAGTCCGTCATCCTTGTCAGCAAGGAACATTGCAGTTTCAGACATATCGAATGTGTGTACGATTGTCTTAGGTTTTGCAGCAATGTGCTGGAAGGTAGGCTTGGTTGTGTCCGGTAGGGTTGCGTTTTCTGCAACACCGCCACCAACAGTGAATGATGGGCGTGCGGTGATGACTCTCCAACCACTGCGTTCCCAAGGTCGCTTAGGTAGAATGGAGAATGCGTTAAACTCTTGGTTCAACTGACTCCATACTTTGCGCCCGTAAATTGCTTGATAAGTACCTGCTGTGGTACTCATCATAGGTGCGTCAGCCTTGAGTAATTCGCTACCGGAGTAGGAATAACCCATAGCGTTGCCAGCACCGTAGTAGTAGCGTTCCATGTCGTGAATGTTCCTGATATAATCTCTTGCCATTTTTCATCTCTCCTTTATGTTTCCTTATTCTCCCCTCATTGTTCTTGAAGCAAGGGCGTGGACTTCATCCCAACCCATGTTTGCCAAGTCCTGTGTGGAAGGAATCTCGATGTTAGATGCAGCAGACTTCTGTATTGCTACTCCGCCGCTACCTATGTTGTCTATTCGCTCGTTAAGAGTTTCAAGAGTCTTCATGATTTGTCCAAGTGGCTCTCGTGCATCGAATGCCGCTTTTTCTTGCTGTGCCTTTGCGATTTCTAATTCGCCGTTGAATCTGTTTGCAAAGTGTCCTTCAAGGTCAGTGCGGAATGATTGCTCTGTAGCCGCCGCTTTGTAAACTTCGTAAGCCGCCTCAATGTCGGCATCTGAAACATTTCCGTGGTTTAGGTAACCCTTAGCCATTGAAACTGGGCCAAGTGCCCCTGATGGAGTCTTGCCACCACTAGAAGTGATAGCATTGATAGCACCAGTAGATGGGCCACCGTTTTCCTGTCCACGGCCACGGACTTGACCACCAAAGTAGTCAGCACCGTCAACTGCGTCAGGGTTGTCAAAGCCACCAAGTTGTGCTTTTTCCATTTGGTCGAAGTGTAGTCTTGCCGCTTGTGTATCTACACCAGCAGACTTTAGAGTACCTTCCATCCAACTTAGATATTCAGAAGTAATAACATCGCTATATTCGTTTCCTTTCATATACATTTTATCATCACCATCATCTTTCTTTTCTTCTTTCTCTTCTTTAGGCTCTTCATCGCCTTTAGATTCTTTCTTATCAGCAATTGCTTCTTTTAGAGCAGGTGGCATTTCACCTTTTTCTAATTCATCAAGCCTCTTCTCAAGTCTATTCATTATATCTGCCATGTCTGTTTCTGTCATGTTTCTATCCTCCTTTAGTATACGAAATTGCGCTTCAGGGTTAATTCCTTTTTCACAAATTGTAATCTCATGTAACTCCATTTTTGAAATCTCTTGGTAGTCACCTTTTTCCATATCTGACCTTCGCACTCTTTTGAATGCTTGACCTCCAATGGAAAATCCACGAAGGTTACCTTTGCGGATTTCGGCGGCTACTTCACGAGCCTTCTCTATATCATTACGGAGTTTAACTACAACAAACATTCCTGTGTCGTCTACTTCAGACTTCCACATTCTACCATTGTTGTCTACATAGGAGTCAATTACTTCTCCTACTTGTATATTGGAATGTGCTAATTGTACATTTCGGAATCTGTCGCTCTTCATAAAGTTGCCAAAAGCACTGTTTAGTGCCCCTTGTGTAATCAAGTCACCTTGCTTGTCTACTAACTCTACAGAAGCATATCCAGCAACTACTAAATCGGAACCACTCTTTAGAAGAGCAATGCCATCAGTGGGTCGCTGAATCGCCAACATTGCCTCAAGAAGTACCTGTAATGGTATTTATACCTAACTTTAAGTTTGGGACACTATTGGCTGGTCATTGTCATAGTCTATAGAAAGATTTTCATTTTCATCTGTACTGACTTGAATATGATTCAGTCGCTCTTTTTTAGGCACTTTCTTTTCACCATTATTTTTCTTTTCACCATCGAAATCAGGTAGAGTAGATTCGTTTCTTAGTTGGGTGGGGCCACGAGGTGATTCTTGGGGCGTACCGACACCAATTCCAAGTCCTTTTGGCCCTGTCCAAGTCATTTTTTCTTTCGCAATTGCATCCAAAGCACGAACTATT